GTTACGGGGACACCGTCCCCGCTGGGCATTATTGAGGTGAACAATACTCGCGTAGTGATCTCGAATGTAAGCAAAACCTACGACATTACGCCGTCGCACGGGCCGGTGGATATCAGCCTGTCGGTCATAAATGATTCTTCCGGCTATATCAAAGCGTTTTATCCCACCACGGCGGCGCAGGCTTTGCAGATCGAAAACGGGGTCCTGAAAGCGGCGCTGCACACATTAGGCGTGGACACCGGGGAGGTGGACACCATGTAAAAGGAGGAGACTATGGCAAATATTATGAGACTGGGCGGCGGTGCTGCCGCCAGCGGCAGCAGCGACCATGTGCCCGTTCTGGGTGAGGATTTTACCTACACAGGCAGCTGCGAAGTCATTGACGACAGCGACGAGGTATCCGGCGTACAGTGGCGGATCAAGTTCTACACCAGCGGCACACTGGTCATCGCCAACGACTGGCTGGTGGATCTCTTTTTGGTGGGCGGTGGCCGGTCGGGGAGTGCCGGGGCGGGTGGTAGTACCGCCAGACAAGGCGGCAAAGGCGGCAACGGCGGCGCTGGCGGGCAGTGCAAAACCATCCCAGCCTTGCCGATCGCAAAGGGGGTCTCCTATCCCATTGTGATCGGCGGCAGCAACGGCGACACCAGCGCCCTGGAGCAAAGCACCTCAGGCGGTGGCGCAAGCGGCGGCAATGGCGGATCTGGATGTGATAAATATGATTACAATCAAAACGCCACTGCCGGTAAAAACAGCAACGGAACGTATGAATTTGGTGAAATAGGTGCCACATTATATGCCGGTAGCGGTGGTGGTGGCGGCGGCGGCGATCTCGTCGGCGGTGGTCTCGCCGCGACTGCCGGTGGTGCTGGCGGCACGGGCGGTGGAGCCTCTGGCGGCACGGGCGGTGGTGCCTTCTCACCACAAAATGGAACCAGCGCCGCCGCAAACACCGGCGGTGGCGGTGGTGGCGGCGGTGGTGGCGGTGGTTCTGTCCGCGGCGGTTCTACACAAGCTGGAGCCTCTGGCGGCACGGGCGGCAGCGGCATCGCTGTCATCCGCAAGGCCAAGAATTAAGGAGGTACCACAATGAATTACGCACTGGTGGAAAACGGAACGGTGGTCAACATCATCTGGCTGAACGAGCGGAACGCCGGGGAATGGCCGGGCGCGGTACGGCTTGGTGAGCGGATGGTGGAGGTGGGGGACACCTACGACGGGGAGAAGTTCTACCGCGACGGCACGGAGGTGCTGACTGCTCTTGAGGCAACTAGCCAAGCGCTGGATACGGCTAATGAGGCTGTGTCGACCTATGAGGCAGCTATGCAGGTGCTCGGCGTTGACACCACTGAAACAACCGATGCCTAAAATCGACGATATTATAAAATCTAATCGGCACTACTATCGTGCTCTTGCGGTGGTAGCGCCTGATATTTTAAGGAGGCAAACAATGCGCAACGATATCATGGAGCAAGTGCTGGCCATTAAGGCTAGTATGGATGCCGCTGCTGGATTTCTTACTGACAAGCAAGCGGCTAAAGCGCCGCTGCTTTATCCTAGATGGAGCGGTGATGGCGTAGGATATAAGGTCGATGATAGGGTATATTATACCCCTACTGAGCGGCTGTATAAGGTTGTCCAGGCTCATACATCTCAGGCTGATTGGACGCCTGATATTGTACCCGCTCTGTTCAATGTAATCGACGTTGAGCATGAGGGTACTAAGGATGACCCCATTCCTGCGGTAAGAAGCATGGAGTATACATATGGCTTGTATTACAGTGATGCCGAAGATGGCAACCTGTACCTGTGTGAGCGTCAAGGTGCGACCGCTGGCGACAAGATTACCCTGCATTATATGCCGCATGAGCTGGTTGGCCATTATTTTACAGAAGTGAACTGAGTTTATTCATTACGCAATCCCGGTCTGGCAGCGGTCAGGCCGGGATCATTTTATGACCGGAGGTGGTCTGATATGTACATTGATGGAGATGCCATCATTAGGATCGCATCTATCCTGACGGCGCTGGGTGTGATCGGCGGCGTGATCGTGGCGGTCGTGAAGATCGTATTACGGGACAAGCGCCAGTCAGAACAGATCGAGGCAATAAAGGAGGAGCAGCGGGTAATTTGCCGCGGGCTGCGGGGCGCACTGGCAGGTCTGATCGAGAGCGGATGCAACGGCCCGTGTAAGGAAGCGCTTGCCGCTTTGGACGATCATCTGAACAAAGAGGCGCATCATCAGAGGCTGTAATCATGAAGAACAGACTGGAAAAGAAGAAGCGCAAACGGCTACCCACCACGAAGAAGATCCTGTGGATCTGTCTGATCAACGGGCTCTTGTGGGTGTGGTGCAGTTATGTGCTGGCGTTTATCGGGACGATCCGCCAGTACGAAAACGTAGCGATCGCGGAATCGTTGTCCAGCGCCGCTGTGACCGAGGTGATCGGCGTGGTGCTGGTCTATTGTGCAAAGGCGCTGTTTGAAAAGAGGAAAGACTTCGGCGAAGTCGGAAAGGTAGACGAATATGGAAATGAATTGGGTTGAGATCGTGGTGAGTATCCTGAGTGGTCTGGCCGTGTGCCTCCCGTTGGCTGTCAAGCTGGTGGAGGCCGCCCAGCAGGTCATCAAGGAGAAGAACTGGAGCAAGCTGATGCAGACCGCCATTGATCTGATGTCTGAGGCGGAGCGTAAGTTCAGCGAGGGCGCGGCCAAGAAGGCATGGGTCATGGCTGGTGTGGAAGTGGCAGCCAAGAGCATCGACTATCCTTATGACGATGCCGCCCGGCAGAAGGTCAGCGATATGATCGACGCCATCTGCAGCGCGTCCAAGGTGCTGAACAGCAAGTAAGCATGAAGACGTTCGGCATTGATATCAGCCGCTGGCAGGGCGATTTTGATATGGCAAAGGCCAAGACTGAGGGCGTCAAATTCGTGGTCATCAAAGGCGGCGGCGGGGATTCCGGTTTCTATGTGGACAAAAAATTTGCCGAAAACTATATAGCAGCAAAGCGCCTTGCTCTGCCGGTGGGATGCTACTGGTTCAGCAAGGCGCTGTCTGTTGCCGAAGCGCAGAAGGAGGCGGAGTATTTTCTCTCCTCCTGCCTTCGCGGGCGGCAATTTGAGCTGCCGGTCTATATGGATGTGGAGAACAGGCAGATGCTGGCGCTGGGCAAACGGAAGCTGACGGATATCGTGAAGGCATTTCTGGATGCGCTGACGGCAAAGGGTTACTGCGCCGGAGTCTATTCCAGCAAGTCCATGTTTGCCGATTACCTGTACGACAGCGAACTTTCTAGCTATCCCCATTGGGTGGCACAGTGGGCTTCTGCTTGTACCTATCCAGGTCAATATGGCATGTGGCAATTTGGCGGGGAGATCAACAAGATCCGCGCCAATACGGTGGCCGGTGTGGTATGTGATCAGGATTATATGCTGGAGGATTACCCTGCCATGATCAAAGCTTCCGGGCTGAATGGATTCACCAAGACGGAGGTAAAGAAAATGGGAACGATCAAGGAACTTGTGGCATTGGCCGAAAGCGAAGTCGGCTATCTGGAGAAACGATCCAACAGTCAGCTGGACGATAAAACCGCCAATGCCGGTGACAAAAACTTTACGAAATACCAGCGGGACATGGATGCCATTGAGGGGTTTTATAACACCAAAAAGCAGGGGTTCAGCTGGTGCGATATTTTTGTGGACTGGTGCTTTGTTAAGGTCTTCGGCGTGGAAGAGGCGCTGCGTCTTCTGTGCCAGCCACGCAAGTCTATGGGCGCAGGCTGTGACAAGAGCGCCGGATATTACAAGGAGAAAGGCCGCTGGTTCACCACTCCGGAGATCGGCGACCAGATCTTTTTCAAGTCCTCTTTGTACGCATTTGCTCACACGGGACTTGTTGTCAATGTAGACGCGCATTATGTGTATACCGTCGAGGGCAACACATCCGGGGCTTCCGGTGTGATCGCCAACGGCGGCGGTGTGTGCAAGAAGAAGTATGAGCGGAGCAATGCCAACATCGTTGGATATGGCCGTCCGCTGTGGACGGCGGCGGAAAAGGTCGGTGTCCCCTCCTCCCCTGCCGCTGCTGCGCCCGTCGTGAAGACGGTCAATGTGGCGATCCGGCAGCTGTCCAAGGGCATGAAGGGCAACGACGTGAAGACGCTGCAGATCCTGCTGAATGCGTATGGCTGCGATTGCGGAAGCGCAGACGGAGACTTCGGCGCGAAGACGGAAGCTGGATTGAAGAAGTTTCAGTCGCAGTTCAAGCTTGGCGCGGATGGTATTGCAGGCGCCAAGACATGGAACAAGCTACTGAGTGCGTGAGGGCTGATTGCCGGCACTCAGGCAAGCGGTATGCCCCTCCTTCGCAAAATAGGGGTAAGCGGGCGCGAAAATTATATAGGGCGTGAGCGGCCTTAGAATGCGAAATAGAGGGTGTTTTTTTGAGAAAAAGAAAGGGCAGGAACGGAATTGCTCCGAACCTGCCCTTAACTGATGTGAGAGTATCTCAGTGATGGGATGCTCTCATTTTTTTAGCGAACCAAAATGGAGGGGTTGAACCTCCGACAGAAAAAATTTTTTCTGTGCGCACCGGCGCTATCTTGTATTTCTATGTATTCGCTCCGAGAAGGAGCGATTTTGGATGCCTATATCAGATTCCTGAAATGGTGTAAAAGTGGTGTAAAATGAGGTGTTAGAGTTGGAAAAATAACGGTATCATGCGGGTTACGGGACTGGCATGTACTTAAAGCGCTTTAAGATACAAATAGTCCACCTCATTTTACAATGGCATACTTTAACTAGATTAGTGTATCAGAAAAGCGGTGGATTTTCAAGATAAAGTTGGTGGGGTGGTGAGGTGGGCAGGTTTTGAAAAATACTCCGCAAACGCATGTAGGGGCGGACGACTCTGTCCGCCCCTACAACGTTCTATCGTGCCTCGTCCGTATGACGGCGGCGGGGTGTGGGGAGCGAACCGAGCGCTGCCTGTGGCAGATACAGCGAGGGGAGCGAGTGGCAGCGGTCAAAATTTCAAGCGTCCGCCGTAAGGCAGCGCAGAAATTTTGGGCACCGCAACAGGGTCATCCGTAATACCCCT